GAGTGGTTATACGCCGCTCTTTTGGTGAGTGTGGACATATTGGTGGCGGCGACAAAATGGTGAGACGGGAGGAAACACATTGCTTGAGAATGACGCAGCCTTGCAGATGGCAGATGAGATACGGCAGGATCGTAAACAGGCAGAATCCATGTTGTTGAACTATGCGGAGGAGCTGAAAACATACCGCCTGAAACGAGAGGAGTATGTGCGGGGGAACAACGTACAGGGCGGTGGTGGGAATCTGCCGGGGCATCCGACGGAGGCGGAGGCTCTGCGCGGTGTGAAGTTTGACGAGACCTATCCTGCCTATACATGGCTACGGGCGGTGGAGTTTGTCGAGCGCGGATTGTCAGAGCGCAAGCGGATATTCCTGGATGCACGGCGTAAGGCATCACGCGATAAGACAGGCAGAGGGCGCAGGGCATGGCTGGTACGCACACAGATGATGTACTGTGAGGCGATGCGGGAGCGGTTTTTGAACTCTGAGTTTTTTGTGAGCGAGAGAGCACTTCAAGAGATATGGAAGTACGTTATAGATCGGGTTGTTGAAGCATATCTGAAATTGGAGCAAAAAAAATTTCTAAATACACATGTGTAATAAACGCCTTTTTCTGTAGTAAAATACTATTGTGGGTAGTTTGGAGATGAGCAAGCTACCCTACCTCCTACATCCCATCATAGAGAACCGTCCCACATGAGGCGGTTTTTCTATTGGAGAGAGAAACGATTGCTGTTTATCCTGCTGAATTCTGAAAAACAGTAGATTTATTTTAGTTATACACTTTACAAATAACAAGGAAAATGCTATAATGATTATGTAGAAATTGATATAATGTGATGTTATTTGGAGGTGTGTTTTATGATGTGTGCTACACGTCAGACTCCTCGCGAAAGAAAGTCAGACATGGTTCGCCGGCTGACTCGTTCCGGGGAGTACAAAAAAGCCCTGCGGATCGCGAAAGGATTCCGCCTTGGAATCAGGCGAGAGCAGAGCGACAAGATGGGGATTGCTTATGAGTGCATGGTTCACCCATCGTTTTACGAGCAGCTGGGCATCAACGCTAACGAGAAAGTCGATGACGGCGTAAAGGTGCTGGTTGGATTGTATGGAGGGGAATGAGATGGCGAAGATATGGACGAGTCGGTTCAGCAATCCTGAGCTTAAGAGTGGAGAATATACCGTTGTAGGGATTGTCCGATCTCTTCCTCGGTTTCCGTTGAAGTATACGCTTGCGGGGAATATCATGGATATTGCTCCGCCGCGAAGCCTTTTCAAGGAGAACAATCAACAGAGATTCGCGGAGCCGTATTGCAGGAATCTTGACAGAATAGGATTCGCCGCAATCGATGCACAGATTTGCCATTACCTCGCACAAGGGAAAGACGTGGTTCTTTGCTGTTATGAAGATGTGAGAAAAGGGCCGCATAACTGGTGTCACCGTATTGTGTTTGCGGATTGGTGGCTGCGACAAACAGGGGAACGAATTGAAGAACTAAAGGACAGCTCCAAATTTGTACCAGAACCCGGGTTTACACCAAAGAAGACGGAGGAAAAAACGCCGCAGTTTACTGAGGTATCGTTGTTCTGAAAGCACAGAAGGCTGTGATCGAAAAGATTGCAGCCTTTTTGCATGCCTACTTTACGTTGGGAGGTGAGAGTGGTGTTTATTGGTTCTATCAATACAGATATGCGCTCGATTGTGAGCGAGATGTGCACGCAATGGACAGGGATTCCGATATATGTTGGTTGCTCCGGCAATTTTACGGTGGAGCGCATCCTTGCAAAGAAGGGCATCACAAACATACACAGCAACGACGTGTCGCTTTATTCGTGCGCTGTTGGGAATTATCTTAGCGGAAAAGACACGCGAATTGAGGTCGTGGATGATCGCTTCGCTTGGCTGAATGAGTACCTTGGCACAGGGGAAGATAAAATCGCAACACTTCTCATGTGCAGTGAGTATTTCAAATGGATTGATAAGGAATTGCCGTACTTTAGGAGGCTGGCCCGAGCTTACGAGGAGCAGTTCGATAGAATGCAGCGCGATACCGTAGAAGTGGTCAAGCGTGCGCTGGATGACGTAAAGATTGCGGGGTTCTACGCTCAAGATGTTATTGACTACATGAGAGAAGCCCCGGAGGAATGCGTTGCGATCAGTTTTCCTCCCACCTATAAGGGTGGATACGAAAAGCTGTATAAGAAAATCAATGCGGTGTTTGACTGGGATGTTCCTGATTACGTTGTTTTTGATGATGCACGCTTTGAGGAATTCAACAAGCTTATCATGCAGAAGCAATATTGGGTGACGTTACGGGATTATGATGTAGAGGAGCTACGAGAGCATTTGTGCGGCGTCGTTCAGACAAGCGCAAGAAGCAAGCCGGTCTATATTTACAGCAACAGTGGATCGAAGTCCAGAATCACAATGCCCCGCCAGAAAACAGAAAAGGTCAATATCAAGAGAGCGACAGGCGAATTAAGCGGAGAGCTTCGTATCGCTCGAATCACGCAAGGACAGCTCAACACGCTAAGGAGTGAATATCTGGCTCTTGGGATTATTCCTGCGGCTGCAACGGTGAGTTTTGCCGTCCTTGTTGGCGACGAGCTGGTAGGGGCGATAGGAATGAGCCGATCGAGCTTTCTTGGAGGCTGGACAGACGCCTATATGATGAGTGATTTTTGCATTCGACCGTCAATTTACAAGCGGTTTGCGAAACTGGTTCTCGTTGCGGCGCTTTCTGTAGAAATGCGCGAGGTACTCGAGCAGTCGATGTCGATCAAGGTCAAGACGATTGGGACAACGGTATTCACACAAAAGAACGTTAGCATGAAATATCGTGGACTGTTTGACGTATATTCCCGGAAAGATGGGGCGATTAACTATGTGGCGCAAGCCGGGCGTTGGACGTTGAAGGAGGGCTTTGAATGGTGGAAGAGCAAACACGGTCAGAAGTTGACCGATTGAATGAGGGGCTAATCAATCATCCCTATAAATTGGCAGTGGTCCATGTTGACGAGTTGGAGTTCTTGGAAAAGAACGCACGGTACATGACAAATGAGATGTTCCGAAACCTCGTAGAAAACATCAAAAAGGATGGCGGTCTTTCGTCGGTGCCATTGTGCTGGAAACATGACGGTAAGTATCGTGTTCTTTCAGGAAACCACCGGTGTAGGGCGGCGATTGAGGCAGGACTGCAAGAGGTGCTAGTTCTTTTCACAGACCGTGATTTGAGCAAGCAGGAGCAGATTGCGATCGAGCTGAGCCATAATGCAATTGACGGCAAGGATGACATGGTAATTCTCAAGGAGCTTTGGGATGAGATCGACGATGTAAGCCTCAAATACTATGCAGGTCTTGATGACAAAATGCTCGAGGAAATGGAGAAGGCCGCGCTTGCCTCACTCTCCGAGGTAAAACTTGACTATAGGAGCTTGACATTCCTATTCTTGCCGCATGAAGTAGAGGCTCTTGATGAAGCCTTTGCGCACGCGGTTGAGTGCGGAGGAATACAAGACACCGTTTACATCAACCGCATCGACGATTTCAAACGACTGTTGGATTCACAATCAAAGGTACAGGGCGCTTATGATGTGAAAAACAGCGCGACGTCGCTTATGCTTATTCTTGATATTTTTATGCGGCATCAAGAAGATCTGCAGGAGGGATATATCAACGATGAAGGAGAGTTGAAACATAAAAGCAAAGTGCCGTTGTCTAGTGTTTTTGGAGACGACAACATTTCGGCAGAGGCGGCACTGACGTTAAAAAAGGCTGTTGATCGAATGGTAGATAGGGGCGAGATTGAGGCAAAGCAACGCATAGACTTTCTACGCATCTTAGCTGAGCGATATTTGGCAGGTGATTAACCATGCCGAGGAAAGGATTATATCGTGAATGGATTGAGGGGAAGGGATTAGAAAATGTCTGCATGTGGGCGAAGCTCGGACTCATGGACAAGCAGATCGCCGGGAATATGGGGATTGCGACGCAGACGTACTATGAGTGGCAAAAGCGGTTCCCTGCGTTCGCAGACGCCATAAAAAAGGCGAAGGCTATTCCGAACCTCGAGCTTGAAAACGCCATGTTTGAACTTGCCCTTGGGCGGACATACGTGGAAGAGGTTAAATCTGTTCTTGACCCGAAGACAGGAACGGTGATTCGGATAGAGAAAACGAGGAAGCAGATACCACCGAATCCCACCACGCAGATATTCCTTGCCAAAAACCGAATGCCGGACAAGTACAAAGACCGCGCCCCTGTTGCAGATCATGTGGATGAGGAGGAGCAGCAGAAAGTCGAGATTTACATTCCGGACAATGGAAGGGATGAGGCAAAATGAGCGGCGTTGTCCTTCGCCCACAGAAGGGGCCGCAGGAAATGTTCCTGACCACACCCGCCGATATTGCAATCTATGGCGGCGCGGCGGGCGGCGGGAAAACGTACGGGCTTTTGCTTGAACCACTGCGGCACATCAACAGGGCGGGATACGGGGCGACGATCTTCCGAAAGAACGCGACTCAGATCAGTATTGACGGCGGGCTCCTTGACGAGAGTGCGGCGATCTATGGGAACATCAAGGGTGCAGTATTCAAGGCAAGCCCTAAGCCGCACTGGTCGTTCAATGGTAAGGCGAGAGTGTCCTTCATGCACATCGACGGCGACCGCGATGTGACAAAGTGGCAAGGCTCCCAGATATGTACCATCGGTTTTGACGAACTCACACATTTTAGTGAGTTCGTTTTCTTTTACATGCTGTCTCGCAATCGCTCCACATGCGGCGTGAAACCGTATGTTCGGGCGACGTGCAATCCTGATGTGGATTCTTGGGTGGCAGACTTTATCGGCTGGTGGATTGACCCTAACACGGGGTACGCAATCCCTGAGCGTTCTGGCAAGATTCGCTATTTCTTCCGCAGTGAAGGGAAACTGACGTGGGGCGATTCAGTCGAGGAACTATCCGAGCTGTGCGGCGGGATGGCGGAGTTCAGCCCGGAGCTGTGTAAGTCGGTGACTTTTATTGCGTCCTCCATTCATGACAACAAGGAACTGCTCAAGGTTGATCCGGGGTATCTCGCCAACCTATACGGGCTTACCATCGTGGAGAAAGAGCGGCTGCTCAAAGGGAACTGGAAGATTCGCCCCGCCGCAGGGTTGTACTTCAAACGCGAACAGACGCGTATCGTCAAGGAGATTCCAGATCAGATTGTTGCGGTTGGGCGCGCATGGGATTTGGCGGCGACAGAGATCACGGCAGAGAACAAGAACCCAGACCGAACGGCGGGCTGCCTCATGGCACGCATGAGAAACGGGCAGTACATCATCCTCGATACAAAACGGATGGCGTTCAGCGCGTCGGCGGTTCGTCAGCTTGTGAAGAATACTGCGATTACGGATAAGGCGGCGTATGGCTGCCGAAGAATATCCATCCCGCAAGACCCCGGACAGGCGGGGAAAGAGCAAGCAGAGAGCTATAAGAAAGAGCTTGCTGGATTTACAGTTGAGAGCAAGCCTGTCTCCGGCGACAAGATACGACGTGCAGAGCCGTTTGCCGCGCAGTGGCAGGTCGGGAATGTGCTTCTCCTCGAAGGAGAGTGGAATGATGTTCTCTTGGATGAGCTGGAGGGGTTTCCCGATGCCCTCCATGATGATCAAGTGGATGCAGCAAGCGATGCGTTCTCTTTGGTAGCCCGCATGAATAATGCGCGGCTTCCAGCGATGGATGGAACGCTCATGAAGGAAAGTTACTGGAAATAGAGGTGAGGATGAATGGCAAAGGATGAAATCGGGCGTGCGGGACAACAGAGATACGGCGGTGTGTTCTACGAGGAGTTCCTGCCGGGGCTGCGCGGACAGCGCGGCATTCGGGCGTATAAGGAAATGTCCGAGAATGACGACATCATCGGGGCGATTCTCTTTGCCGTCAAGATGCTCATCCGCAACGTCCACTGGGATGTGCAACCCGGCGGCGCAGAGAAAATCGACGAGGAATGCGCAGAGTTTGTCGAATCCTGCCTTTACGACATGGAGGATTCGTGGACAGGGACGCTCTCAGAGATTCTCTCCTTCCTCGTATACGGATGGAGTGCACATGAGATCGTTTACAAGCGGCGCATGGGGCGTAACCGGAATGCACAGCTCAACAGCAAGCACGCGGACGGCCTCGTCGGGTGGCGCAAGTTGCCGATTCGCGCGCAGGACACGCTTTATCAATGGGAGTACGGAGGTCGCGACGATCTCACGGGGATGACACAAATGCCTCCACCTGACTTCGGACTCATCACGATTCCCATAGAAAAGCTGCTTCTGTTCCGCACGGAGAGCCGCAAAGGGAATCCCGAGGGGCGCAGTATTCTTCGCAACGCTTACCGCTCGTGGTTCTTCAAGAAGCGGTTTCAAGAGATCGAGGGCATCGGCATCGAGCGTGACCTTGCGGGACTTCCTGTGCTCGTTGCTCCTGCGGGGGTGAATATATGGGATGACGATCCTGACATTGTGCACACGCGTACACTAGCAGAAGCGTTGGTGAAAAACATTCGCCGCGACAGCATGGAGGGCATCGTCCTCCCGTCGGGATGGGATTTGAGACTACTCAGTACGGGCGGGAAGCGCAATTTCGACACGAACGCAACAATCGATCGCTACGACACTCGTATGGCGATGACGGTGTTGGCAGACTTCGTTCTGCTCGGGCATCAGAAGGTTGGCAGCTTCGCGCTTTCGGACAACAAGACGGAGATGTTCTCGCTTGCCATCGGTGCATTTTTGGACATCATCTGTGAGGAGTTTAACAAAAAGGCGATTCCATATCTCGTAGACGTGAACGGCGTACATTTCGGCAGCATCACCGACTACCCCGAACTGGTGCATGGGGACATCGAGACACAGGATCTCGGCAAGATCGGCGACTACATCCAAAAGATGACAGGCATCGGCGTGTTGCAGCCCGACGCGGGGCTTGAGGATTTCGTGCGCCAACAGGCGGGGCTTCCCGAGCGGATTGATGAATACCAGACACGCCCTGTGAACGACCCACAGCCCCCACGGGGTGAGGAAAGCACGCAGGACATACAAGACATCACGATGGAGGAAAACGGCGGCACAGCGGCGGCACGGAATCGTCTGGGGAGGGGATAGCGTTATGCTGATATTCTCCCACGCATGCATCCTGTGCAAGCGAAAGAGCAGTGACGAGGCAGAAGAAATTCTGCGGCGGCTCGATGATTTCCTCAAGGTGGAATCTCCTCAGCTCAGCGAGTGGCTCTATTCGGTGTTCCAAGACCAACAGGCGGCAGTGACGTACAAGGAACTACGTGAGGCGGTAACGAGCGGCTATGAGGAGCAAATTCTACAGTGGCAGGACGACTATGCACGGCTCATCAACGAACGCTTCGCGCCGATATACCTTGCGGCGATGAAGGAGGGGGCGAAGGCATGGGAAGAAAAGCTCGGAGGCGTTCTGCTCGAGGATTCGGACAGAGTAGTGCAGAGTTGGATTCGGGAGCGTACGGCATGGCTTATCACGAACATCGGCGAGGAGACGCGTGCGGCAATCAAGACGATCCTGTGGAAAGGACAGCAGGAGAACTGGACAGAGGCACAGATGGCGCGGCACATCCGCCCCTGCATCGGACTCACGAAAAGCGACGCAGCGGCAAATGCACGGTATCAGCAGAGTGTCTACGATAGCTTTCTCAAAGCGCACCCGCGCATGACCGAGGCGAGCGCAGCGAAGAAGGCGCAGGAAGCGGCGCTTAAATACGCAGCGCGACAGCATCGGGCACGGGCTGACATGATTGCCAATACGGAGCTTGCTTACGCGTATAATCGCGGGGAAAACATGAGTATACGCAGGGCGATGCGAGACGGTCTTATGGGACCGTGCGTAAAGATATGGCGCACGGCTGGTTCTGAACGCGTATGCCCGCACTGCGGAGCATTGGACGGGAAGGAGATTGGGTTTGATGATTCGTTTGACATCGTGGGGAAAGAGCTTTTTCCCGGAATGCACGAAACGCCTCCTGCGCATCCTCGTTGCCGCTGTGTGGTTCAGTACAAAGAGACTGCCGCGCCAGTGGGTAGGGTAAAGGACGAGATGCAATGATACAGGAAAAAGAAGTTCTTGCATCCCTCGACCGACTGGAAGCAAGTTATACGGGAACAGGCAGCGTCACAATGCTCTTTGCACCTGTGCGGAAGGCGGTTGCAGGTTATTTCAAACAGGGGGATGAAAAGCTGACGGCGGCGATTCAGTATACGCTGCATCAATTTGCTTTAGATTTTACGAACCGTGAAACGGTCTACGAACACAGCAACCTCCTTCCTCCCTTTCCGACGAATTACCCGCTAGGATATGCGTTTGTTACGGGGGTGTTCACTGGCGGCGGAGCGGTACCTGAGATGTGCGGCATCAGCGTAGAGGAGTTCAAAAAGGGCTATCAGGATATTTCGGGACTCCTTCCGCCGAAGTCGAACACGTATCTGACAAAGTGGGAGAAACTACTAAGCACAGCGCGTGCGGGCGAGCTATCCGCGCTCTCTGCGATTGCGTCCTTTTGTGAATCGGGGAGTTATAATATCGGGCTTTCCATGATGTTCGAGAATTTGGGAAGCGTTATCTCAAGCGTTGGCAAAGATGAGATGGCAAAGGAAATTTATCAAGACTGCGGGTATCTGGATGTGATTCAGACGTTCGGTCTGAACGTACACATTCCGATCTGCATCAAGGAGGGGCGTGCATGAGACCGTTTCAAACGGAGCAGACGGTACACGGGCGGTTCAATATTCAGAAGTCAAGCGATGAGAAGCGGCTTGCGTTCGGCTGGGCGAGCATTTCGCAGGATGAGAGCGGAGCGACGCTCGTTGATCTCTCCGAGGATGTGATCGACCCCGAAACACTTGAGAATGCCGCTTACGAGTTCGTAAAGCTATACCGCGAGGGCGGCGAGATGCACGAACGCGGCGATTGCGCCGTACTTGTGGAGTCCGTCGTATTCACGAAAGAGAAGATGACAGCAATGGGGATTCCTGACGGCACACTGCCAACGGGATGGTGGATTGGATTCTACGTTACGGATGATGAGGTGTGGGAGAAGGTCAAATCGGGCGAATACCCGATGTTCTCGATTGAGGGGACGGCGATCCCCGAAACTGTATAAAAAGCGACTGGGCGCTCAGTGATGGGCGTCTTTTTCGTGGAGAAAAAGGAGCTGAGGCTATGCCGACAAAGTTGACCGACCTCAAGATCACGAAGGTGGATTTTGTGGATGCCGGGGCGAATCAGCGCGCACACATCGCGCTCTTTAAGCACGCACCGAAAGGAGGTGAGGAAGTGGGAGAGAGTAAAATAATGAACGCGCTGCGGGCACTCGCTAAGCACTTTGGCTTGGAAGAAAATGAAGTCGCGGATGTGGCAAAGTCCGAAGGCGGCGCAAAGACATTCGGAGCGGCAAATTCCGAGCTGAATCAGCAGCGCATTTGCGAGGAGATTTGGAACGTCACGGACGTGCTGCGATGCAGCCTCATTTCCATCATGCGTGATGACACCGTGGCGGATAAGACAGCGCTCCTCAAGCAGAGTCTGTCGGAGTTTAACACTGCCGCGCTGGGATTTGCGAATCAGTGGGGCGGCGGCAATGTCGCTGAGGTGCAGAAACACATGAATCCGATTGCGATGACCGCCGAAGACATTGAGATCATGAAAAGCCGCATTGCGGCGTTGGGGGAGGATGAGATGACTCCCGTAGAGGAAACTGAACCTGTTGGAAAAGCAGAGGAGGATGCAGAGATGAAGATTGATAAGAGCAAGATGACCGCTGAAGAACGGGCCTTTTACGAGGACATCGAGAAGCGCTACGGCACATCTGAGGGGCCTGACACGCCGCCAGCGTCTGTTGCACCGGTTGTGGACGCGCCCGTGCAGAAGTCGGCAGCTGAGGTGCTGAAGGATGTCATGCCGGAGTTTGCGGCGATGCTTGAGAACGTGCAGAAGCGCATGGAAAAGCAGGAAGACGCGGAGATTATGGAGATCGCCAAGCGCTATGAACTGCTCGGCAAGAAACCCGAGGAGCTTGCGCCAGTGCTCAAGAGTACGAAAGCGGCCAGTGAGGAGGCATACACGCAGATCATCACGGCACTGGATGCTGCGCTCGACATCGCCAAGCGCTCCGGGATGTTCAACGAGATCGGCTCGAATGGCAATGGCGGTGCGACGGATGCAGAGGCTCGCATTGCAAAGCGCGTCGAGGAGATTCGCAAGGCGCACCCCGAGATGAGTGTGTTCGTGGCACGCGATTTGGCATTTCAGGAGAATCCTGAACTCATCGCAGAGTTCGATTAAGAGGAGGATAAAGGATGTTTAACGGTACTGTTATCAATGACAGCGCGACCATCTGCGCTCCCGTGAAGACGGAGATCAAGACTGGAGCCTTTACCGCGGTAGCTCTTGCAAGCGGCGGTGCTGTTCCGTGCAATGATACGCTCGTCCCAGTGGGACTGACGATCGCGGAGACTCCGAACACCGTTCCTGTGGGCAATGACGTAAACGTGCAGGTCAAGGACATCGGCGTGTGGAAGGGCGGTGCTGCATTCGCGGCCGGCGATCCGCTTGCCTCTGATGCGACGGGGCTTGCGGTCAAGGCGGTGGCAGGGAAGTTCATTCTCGGGTTTGCACTTGAGGACTGCTCTGCAAAAGGGCAGACGGTTAAGGTTCAGATTACGAAGTCGGGCTTCATGAAGTCCTAATAGAGGAGGAATCAATATGGGAGTTTCGGTAAAAGAAATTGAAGTCATGAAGGCGGCTGGGACGTGGAAGCCGAACGCATATCTCTCGAATATGTGTATGGCGTATTTCCAGCAGGGGGAGTATGCGGCACGTCAGCTTTTCCCTGTGTGCCCGGTCGGGCTTTCGTCCAGCTACTACTACGAGTTCAGCAAGGGCGATCTTGCACGCGACAATGTGCAGCGTAAGCCCGCGTTTGGGCACGTTGCGCCGGCGGTCATGGGGCAGACGGATAAGACCTACGCATGCAAGGTCGATCAGGTGCTTGTCGGTATTGACAAGATTTCGGCGCTCGATTACACGCGCTCGGCTGCGCCGGGTTCGGCAGACCCGCGCCGCGCAAAGGTAAAATTTGTTGCTGAACAGATGAACCTGCATCAGGATCTCATCTTTGCGCAGAACTTCTTCAAGGCGGGTGTCTGGAAGAACGAATGGGAGGGCGCGGCTGCGGCAAATGCGTCGCAGAAGAAGTTCCTCAAGTTTGACGACAGCAACTGCGATCCTGTGACGCTGTTCGACGGTCTTATCAATGAGATTCGCCGCGTTGGTCGCCGCAAGCCAAACAAGCTCGCGCTCGGCGTAGATGTGTTCGCAAAGCTCAAGGCAAACCACTTCATCATGGAGCGCGTGAAGTACACGGGTACGACAGCAAACCCCGCTGTCGTCACGGAGCAGGTGCTCGCGCAGCTTTTCGGCGTGCAGCAGGTCGTTGTCCTTGACTCCACCTACAACGCGGCGGCCGCGGGCATGGACGAGGATATGCGCTATATTTGCGACAGCAAGGCGGCTCTCCTCTGCTACACGACGGACACGCCGCAGATCGACGAGCCGTCGGCGGGCTATATCTTCGCGTGGGATATGCTCGGAAACGGTCAGTTCACCGCGACCAGCCAGTTTGAGGGTTCGCCCGCAGACCATTCGGAGTTCATCGAGGGTCTGATTGCGACGGACATGAAGAAGACGAGTGACGATCTCGCGGTGTTCCTCAAGAACTGCGTCGACTGACGGGAGGTTCTATCATGGTTTTTGTTGCACTGAAACCGTGCCGCTTCGGCGGCACGGACTATTTGATCGGTGATTCCATCCCAGCAGACAAGGTTCTTCCTGAGCGCGTCGAGGCACTGCGTGCAATGGGGCTTATCTCTATTGGTTTTGAGGAGGTCGTCAACCAACTCGACGAATCCCTAAGAGGCGCTATAGGAGATCAGCATACGGACGACGAGGATAAGGACGAGAACACCGAGTCCACTGAGGATAAGGACGAGAACACTGAGTCCACTGAGGATAAGGACGAGGAGCAGCTAAAGCGGCGCGGCCGGCGCAGGGCTGAGTGAGCTATGACAAGATCATTCACCTACGACGGCGCACAGATTGCGGATAGTGGCATCAATCAAATGCGGTTCGAACTGGGTGATGTGCTTGTAGAGGAGCCTGACAAGACGGCGCTCCTCACGGACGAGGAAATCACAGCGATGATCGCGGCATTCCCGCAATCGTGGCGGCGTGCGAAGTTCGAGCTAATAAAGAGCGTCCTCTACCGTTTCGCGCCTGAGGTTGACACGAAGTCGGGTCCCGTCCAGTGGTCGCTCAGCCAGCGCTACGCGCAGTGGAAGGCGATCTATGAGGAGTTGAAAAAGGAGCTGTCGGTGATAGGCTCGTTGCCAGAATTGCCCGGAGCGCACCATCGACCGCCGTATTTCTTCGAGGGGATGCACGACAACGAGCAAGGCAGGGGGCGATTGCCTTGTACCTGAGACCGGGCAGTTTGTTTCACCAGTTCACGGTGGAGCGAAAACAGCTGAAAACATCGGATAATGGGAGACCACAGACAGTCTTTATGCCGACGTTCAATGTTGTGCGCGGTGTTCTCTCCGACGCAAAGACGACGGAGATTATGCGCTGGAAGGCGTTGCAGCACCCCGTGACTCATACCATCGTACAGCATTATGGCGAGCCCGCGGCAAAGCCGGGAGACAGGCTGGTTCACAATAACCGCTACTTTTATGTGCGCGGTGTGGATGATTCCTCTATTCTTGGCATCTTTACGATTTACTACGTTGAGGAAAGGAGTGATCGAGTTGAGTAGTGTGAATCAGGTGATTCGCTCCGTGGAAGCCGAAGTCAATGACGAAGTGCAGAGCGTGAATATGCAAGCTCGGTCACGCGCCTTTCGAGCAACCAATGTTATGCAGAATGTAGCGTATAACGTTCTGGGCAAGGATGGTTCGGGACGTGTCTACAAGCGGGGAGCGAAAGGCGAGCATACGGCATCTGCTCCGGGCGCAGCACCTGCGCCCGACACCGGCAACCTTCGCCGCAACTGGCGTAGGTTTGTATTTTCCCAACCGACAGGGAAAGGCGAGCGAATTATTTGTCGCATTAAAAGCGATATGCCTTACGCCGCAGCCCTTGAAAGCGGGACGGCACGCATGAAGGCTCGCCCCTTCCGTCAGCGGATCATCGATCAGGCAAAGACCGAGATCGTCAGCATATTCGGCGAGGTGAGATAAATGGCGCTTGTTATCACAAAGGAATCCACACTATTTGACCTTGAGAAGATCGGCGTCGGAGATTTTGTTCGTGCTCGTCACCGCACATGGAAAGAGAGTATAAACGGAATAGTCGTTTATATCGACTCTGAAATGGCACAAATCGTATATTTGCCAAAGATTCACCGCGCCACGCGATACTTTACGATTCATGCGCAGGAAGTTTGGAATAGCGAATGGGCGATTGCGCACAGCCGCGACTTGGAATCTGTCGAAAAGGTGGAGATGACAAATGGCTACGATTGAGGCACTTATACGAAAACGCCTGATCGGGAACGCGCAGCTTTCTGAAAAGCTCGCCGCATTTGGTGCTGCTCCTGCGATCTTCTTTCAGGAAGCGCCGGACGACAAAGATGAGTCATGGGGAGATGCGCAGTATCCACGCATCGTGTTTTCTACGGATACGTTTGCAGACGGTGCCCGTGATCGCCGCAAAGTCATGTTCGTTGACGTCATGTGTAGTACGACGGGCACCGCGCCGGAGGAGGTTGAGCCGCTTGTTCGCGAGGCGCTGGCAGGTGTGTTCTTTACCCCCGATGTCGGCGAGACGTTCTCAGCGAAGTGGAAAGAGACGCAAGTGTTCAAGGAGACGATTGGTGATCGTGAGCCGATGATTGTAGGCATGACGGTGAGCTTCGACATCTATGAGTATCCGCTCCTTGAAACGAGCGACCCCGATCCGATCATAGCTGCGTGTCATTATACGGAGAAGTGGTGCGAGCGAGTTGTTGTTATCGGCAGAGCGTGGCTGCGCGGTATTTTTGAGCCGACACGAGAGCGACCGGCAATATACTTCAGCAAAGGCGTGACGACGGTGGATCGCGAGACGAATACGGTTGTATGGATGAACTCTGAAATCATCGTTCATCTTTTTGCCCCGTCTCTGCATGACCGTATCGTGTGGCTGGAACAGTTTGTTCAGGCACTATCCTTTGCAGGAGAGATTACCATGCTTGACGATTCGCCGATGTTTATTAAGCAGATCAAGGGCGACGCAGCGGGAGATGAACTCACGGGGCAATTACGAATCAGCGTACAATACGGGCTGCTCAGGCGTCCCGCATACGCACACGGAATCCACCATGTTGGGTGGCGTTAAGGAGGATCGCAAATGGCAGAGAAAGTAAAAGATGAAGTAGTTGTAGAGGACATCTATGCCGCCGAGGAATTCGCGCAGCGTCCGGAGATGTTCGGTGACGGGGTGCGCGATTACACCGTTCTTGCCGCATTTCGGTATGTCGGCAAAGACAAGGCGACGAAAACTGAAGCGCTGGAAATTGTTGCGCGTTTTCGAGACAAGAAAGTGGGTGAATGACGTATGAGCGGTATTTTCAGTATTGGCGAAAAGAAAGTTCGCCCGGGCGTATATTATCGGCGCGAGAATAACGGCGGCGTTGAAACCGTCGGCGCAACCAATGGCGTGGCGGCAGTGCTCTTTCAGGCGGACTGGGGCGCGCTCAACGAAGAGTTCGACATGGACGTTACCATGCAGAACAGCGTCGCAGACTACTACGGAACAGCGGATACGGTATCCGCGATTAAGGAAGCGTTCAAGGGTGGCGCGACAACTGTGCGTGCTGTTCGTATTGGCGGTGATGACGGCAAGCCCGGAAGCATCGAGCTGAAGAATACGGATGGCTCTCCTGCGACAGCGGTTACTATTACGGCGGCGCATCCGGGGACACGCCCGTTTACAGTGTCCGTGCGGACAAACCTCATTACGGATAATCGGCAGGTCATTATCTATGACGGCACCGATATCTTCGAGCAGTTCTCTTTTGCACCGGGCGAGAAGGAACCTGAGAACCTTGTTGCCGCAATGGCGCAGAGCAAAAACTTTGTGGCGAAGGCGGCGAGCGGCGTAAAAGGCCCTCTTGCATCCGTGACGCAGCAGCCTCTTGCAGGAGGAAAGAACCCGACGGTTAAGACGGCATCCTATGAAAAGGGGACAGACATTCTTGAGCGATACAAGTGGAACTGCATTATTGCGGACAGCGACGACAGCGCAGTCCAGCTCCTTTTGCAAAATTTCGTTGTGCAGAGCTATCAGACGGGACACCTCGGATTTGCGTCTCTTGCCGGAAAGAGCACACAGGCGCTCACGGAGCGCATGACTCAAGCAGCTGCGTTCAACGATGAAAAGATCGTCTACACGCTCAATGGCTGGGTCGGCAGCGACGGCACGAAGTACGAGGGCTGGCGTGCAGCAGCCCGTATTGGTGGTATGGTTGCGGCATTCGAGGCGAATACGAGCCTCACGCACAACGTCATCTCCAATGCGGTCAGCCTCACGGAACCACTCACGAACGGAGAGATCATCAAGGCAGAGACGAAAGGCTGTCTCGTGCTCACGCTCAATGACAGCGATCAGGTGTGGATCGACAGTGCCATCAACACGCTTGTCACACCGGACGCCACGATGGATGAGGGGTGGAAGAAGATTCGCCGCACAAAGACGCGTTTCGAGCTGATGGATCGCGTGGACAGTACCTGTGAGAAGCTAGTTGGCAACGTCAACAATGACACCGACGGACGCCAGACTATCATGGCTACAGCCCAGAAGGTCATCAATGCGATGATCGAGGAGAAGAAGCTCATGCGTGGCTCGACGGTCTACGAAGATCCGGGCAATCCCGCAGAGGGCGACTCGGCATGGTTCAAGCTCGCCATCGACGACATTGACAGCGCTGAGAAGATTTATCTCACGTATCAGTTCCGCTTTGCACCGGAACGTGCGGAGAAAAAGGGGGAATAATCTATGTGGAATCCGAGAGGTCCCGTTGACGCACGCCGCGTATTCACGGGAAAGGATGGTCTTCTGTTCGACGAGTTCGGGCGATTGCTTGCGACCGTGGAAACATATCAGGTGCAGACCAACGTCACGAACGCGAAGTATCAGCCGCTCGGCGATGCGCAGGAGCACGAGGTATTTCAGGGCTACAGCGTGACGCTCAACTTTACCGAGGTCGTTGTTGAGGACAACGCATTCATTCAGGACTTGTTTAATATGATGAGTTCGGGACAGGGTGTACGCTGGACATTCCAAGGCGTTGTGAAGGGGCGCAACGGTAGCGAGGAGCGTATGATCTTCCGTGACTGTGTGCCGAGCGGCAACATTGACCTTCAGAACGTCTCGGTGGGCGACCTCATCAAGCGCCAGTGGAGCTTGTTCGTCAATCGCCCGCCTGAGCTTCAGAACCTGCTCAGCTATTAACCCTGACAAGAGACAAGGAGGATATTTATGGCAGTTAAACCTGACGAGGAACTCATGCTTGCCGCCGACCCGATTGAAGATGTCGAGGTCGGTACTGACGAGGAACTGAAAACGTACGACGGCGACATTCTGCACGCTCTGCTTGCGGCAGCGAATTATCAGCAGTCTGAGGACGAAACCTACACCATGCGCGTTGTTCGCAAGAAGGTAGTTCTGTTTACGTTCCGTGTTCGTCCGCTCTCTGAGGAGCAGTACGACCGCTGCCGTGAGAAGAACACGAAATATGTGCGCAACAAGCGCATCGGCGTCAAGGTGCCTGAGTCGACAAACTCGGTGCGCTATCGCTCGCAGCTCATTTACGAGGCGACGATTCCCGAGGATCGTGCAAAGATCTGGGACAACAAGCAGATGTGGGAAAAGCTAAATGTCGCGTCTGGTGTTGATGCGATCGACAAGATTCTGATGTCTGGTGAGAAGGACAAGATTCTCGAACAGATCGATGCCATCTCCGGCTTTGACAATAACGAATTGGAGGAGACAACAAAAAACTGATCTTGTCCGGCGGAGGGTTGACGCTGCTACACCACATCTTGCAGCGGCTTCACATGACGCCGGATGAGTATGCAGAAAAGCCCGCGCTTGTACGGATGTTTATCCGTGCAAGCATACGGGCGCAGATTGAACTGGAAAACCAAAAACAAACATAACGGAAGGAGGTTGAAAATATGGCCGCGGAGCACGTCATCGACATTGTGGTACAAACGCAGGACAATGTAAGTCCGGGACTTGATCGGGCGAGCAAGAAACTGCGCGGATTCGACAAGAGCGTTGAAAAGACACAGGCACGACTCAAGGAATTTGCAAAAGCGGATTATGAGGTTGTGCTGCGTGCGATTGATCGAGTCACGCCTGTTGGTAGCCGCGCACGAGAGACGCTTCGCGGCATCACGGGGCGCACCTACAATACGACGATTGGTGCAATCGACCGAACCGCGATAAAGGTGCGCGAAGCACAAGCACGCCTTACTGCCCTGACCGGAAAAGCGTGGATGGTGACGATTGCAGCGAAAAATACCATCTCTGAGAAGGCAAGCGGGGCTGTCAACGGCGCAGTCCAGTCCGTTACAGGCATGGGTGCACAGATGATTGCTGGTGCTGGTATCGGCTACGGAATTTATGACACAATCAAGACGTACAAAGACTTTCAGCAGCAGATGAGCACAGTTGCGGCAATTTCGGGCGCAACGGGTGGTGAACTTGATGCCCTGACGGCGAAAGCCAAAGAGATGGGCGCAATCACGTCGTTCTCTGCAACAGAATCTGCGAAAGCCTTCGAGTACATGGGAATGGCCGGATGGAAGTCGGAGGACATGATCTCCGGTATTGCCGGTATCATGAACCTTGCCGCCGCCTCCGGCGAAGAACTCGGACACGTCTCTGACATCGTTACCGACGCTCTCACCGCGTTTGGTCTCAAGGCGTCTGATTCCGCACATTTTGCGGACGTTCTTGCACAGGCGGCGACAAACTCCAACACGAACGTCGGAATGATGGGCTATACCTTCAAATATGCGGCTCCAATCGCGGGTGCGCTTGGGTATTCCATCGAAGATGTAGGCGTTGCGATCGGTCTTATGGCGAATGCCGGTATTAAAGGCGAACAAGCTGGTACATCCTTACGTAAAATATTCTCATCGATTGCCACTCCCGCCGGAAACGCGGTCAAAGTTCTTGATGATTGGGGCATTAGCGCTACCGATGCGAGCGGAAACGTAAAACCGCTCCTCGTAACGATGAAAGAGTTGCGCGAACAATTCAAGGGCTTGTCTCAGGCAGATCAGCTCGATAAAGCGTATGCGCTCGTTGGTGAAGAAGCAAAGAGCGGATTCCTCGCGATGATGAATGCCTCGGATGCTGACTTTGATAAACTCGTCGATTCTTTGAACAATGCCGAGGGCGCGGCGCAAAAGATGGCTGATATTCGGTTGGACAACCTTGCGGGTGATATGGAACAGCTCGGCGGCGCATGGGAGACGTTCCAGCTCTCCATCATGGAGGGTAAGGGCGCGGACGGGCTGCGCAGCTTCATACAGGGCGTATCAAAAGACATCGACCGTCTGAACGAGTATCTGAAAGACGGCCTTGACATATCGGATGTTGGGCGACTTGCACTCGATATCCTCACGCAGCTCAAGAACAAGTTCTTAGAGTTGGACGGTATCGGCTCCGTTCTTGCGGGTGGTGTTCTCGCAGCAGGGCTTTATAAGATTGTTCGTCTTGCGGAAAAAGCAGGGAAGTTCATAAAAGAGGCGAGCGCTGGAAATATTGCAGGTAAAGCCGCAGAATCCATTGGTGACACGGCGGCAAGTGTCCGAAGCATGGTTGTCCACGCGCAGTCTGTGGTTGTGAACGGCAGCAGTGGCGGCAGCGCAGCAGGCGTTCCCGGGAAAACACCTACAAATCCGAAAGGTAGCAAACTCCCCTCAAACGATATCCCAGTCAACCCAAAGGGGAGCAAGCTTCCGTCCGCAGAGATTCCTACCAACACCAAAGGCGGTGCGGTGCCGAAAGGTTCGTCTCGATTCGGAGGTAGTACAAAGATACTCGGTCGAGGCGCTGCGATCGCCGGATTAGCGCTCGGTGCATACGAGGCATACAGCATCTATGAGGAGAATAAACAACGGTCTGAGGAAGCCCAGAGCGCGATAGATGCAGTAAACAGTCGAATGGAGGATAAAGCCAGAGCTGGAATCTATGGAGACCCGACAGATACGCTTGAATGGAGCAATGCTGTTCAGCAAAAACGAGAAATTGAACGCGAGAACACCAACCGCATGGGCGCATCCATCGGAAGTACAGGTGGTATGCTTGCGGGCGGTCTTGTCGGTGCAAAAGCAGGTGCTGCCATTGGTGGCGGCATCGGAGCTCTCTTTGGCGGGGTAGGCGCTGCCCCCGGAGCTGCAATCGGCGGATTCCTCGGTGGCATCGGCGGTGCAATCGCTGGCAGTGAACTGGGTGAGTCTATCGGGGGTCAATTCGCAGAAATCAGTGAAGCGGCAGGAGGCGCATGGAGCAGCATCAAGTCGGGCGCATCTGACGCGTGGTCATGGATTAGTAACAGTGCAAATCAAGCAGTCCAGTATGTCGGAGATCAGTGGAACAGCTTCAAAGACTACATAGGAAACGCACTTTCTCCCGCCCGAATGGTTGTTGAGGATATCATCAACGTTATTGTCGGTTTGGGTGCAGTGATTTGGAGCATGATAAAGCCATATTGGGATGAAGGTGCGGCGTTCATATCCTCGGTTGCACAGGAGATTGCAGATGCTGCTTCAGCCGCATGGCAATGGATTAAAGATTCCGCAGCAGAGGTTTGGGCAGGAATAACAGAGCTGGTATCTGCGGCATGGGAATCTATCTGCGAATTCTTCACCCCTGCCGGAGAATGGTTTGCAAGCACCGTGTGGCAGCCCATATCGGATTTTGCAAGTGCGGCATGGACTGCGATTCGAGAGGCTGTTATCACGGCATGGGACTCTGTCTGTGCTTTATGGGGCGTTGCTTCTGCATGGTTTGACACAACGGTATGGCAGCCGATCTCTACTGCTGTTGACGCAGCGCGGGCGGCAATCTCCGACGCATTTCAAAACGCCTACAATTTCATTACAGGGCTGTTCAGCGGCATCGGCACTTGGTTTGACGAGAATGTTATCAAGCCGATCAGCAAGAAGTTTGACGAGCTGCGTAACATCGGTTCTGGCATCACGGGGCTTGTCGGCAGTGGTGTAGGAAGCGAAGCGCCTCATGCAACGGGCGGTATCTTCCACGCACCGCATCGCGGCATCGTTGCGGAGAACGGCCCCGAGGCGATCATTCCTCTAAATGACCGTACGCGCGGACTCGACATCCTTGAACGCGCAGCAACGATGATGGGACTCGATTTTGGCAATGAGATGGACTTTACGCCTGACGAATCTGGTGAAAGTGCTCCGCTCATCACCCCTGTATCAGCGGGAAATACCCCTCAGAGCGTTTCTATCGACATGGGAGGGATAAGTATACCAATCACCATTTCGGGTGGCTCTATGGACGCACAGGGCGTTGTTCAGGCAATCCGTGAGAATCTGGAAGATATTGCGGACGACATCGGCGGACAGCTGGCAGATAAGGTCGTATCGATCTTTGTCAATCAGCCGGTCATGAATGCGAGGTGATCGTTTATGAAGTTCAACACGAATGCCGTTGTCAGCGATCTCCTGCGTGGACGCAGCATCAAGAGTTCGCTCATACACGGACTCACAACGTCAGGGCTTTCCGGTGTCTGGCGAACACTCGCCGTTGGCTTGCTCGGCGGCGGTTCTGAGGTCGCCGATGTTTACATCACGAATCAGGAGACGGGCGAGAAAATATCTCTTGCATGGGTGCCCGAGAAGATCAGCGTCAAAGAATCTGCACAATTTCAAAGCTACAACATCATCGAGCGCGGAGAGGTCAAAGTACCGAAAGGGAAACGTCTCTCCGCTGTTTCGTGGGAGGCTGTCTTTCCGGGTGAAAGCCGAACAGAGGATTCGTTTATCAAGTCTGAGAACTGGGAAGCCCCGACAGAGATTATTCAGCGATTGCAAGCGTGGCAGAATGCGGGGAACAAGCTGAACCTGCTCATTACACAGACGCCGGTGAATCTCGATGTGTTTCTTCAGTCTCTGGATTATTCGTTTGAGGGCGGCATGGGGGATGCAAAATACAGCATCTCCTTTATCGCCGCTGAGGACTTGCTCATCAAGACGGTGGAAGAGGTTGATGCGGAGAAAGCCAAAGAGAAGGAGAGCGGCATCCCAGAACTGGAATCACGAGCCGCCCTGCCAAAGCCGTCGTCTATCAAGAGCGTCTTGAATCAGACGTTGTGGAGCATCGCAGAACAGAAACTTGGAAGCGGTGCTCGGTGGCTGGAAGTCTACGCCGCGAATGCAAAAAAGCTCGTCGATGTAGATGCACTCATCAAGACAGGGATCAAGGCGGGCATCAAGATAAAGTTGCCTTTTTAGGAGGCAGATATGGTTGATCTGAAAAACATCAGCTATCGCGTCGTCTGCATTGCGCCCGACGGGAAGCAGCTTGACATCACGAGTATTACAACGAATCTGGGGTGGGAGGAGGGCGCAAAAGAACTCTCTGTTCGCATCAGCCTCAAGGTCTATAACACAATGCATGATGGGAAGCGTATCTCTCAGCTCGTGCAGCCGGGCACACCGATCTTTATCTATGCCATCATCGGCGACGAGCAAAAAGAGATGGCGCGCGGAACGATTGAAAAATGGTCACCCACCTACACAAACGGCAGCAGCGCGCTGGACATCGAAGCATACGACGAAATGCACGCACTGAGGAGGAATGAGGACTACGCGTACTTTGTCGACGGCGTTACGACCAAAGCGATGATTACGCAGATTCTCGACAAGTGGGGCGTTCCCTATGATTACAGCAAAGGCCCCAACATCACACACAATAAGATGGTGTTCAAGAAAAGCTATCTCAGCGATATGCTTCAAAAAATCTTTGACGACGTGAAGCAAAAGGGCGGCGGCGTATACTTCGCCCGCGCAAAAGAAGGGAAGGTTGAAATCATCCCGCGCGGCGTGAATGAGGGGATTTACCACTTCGACGAAAAGGATAACGCTGTCAGCGCAAAGGATTCCTTCGACAGTGGCAGCATTGTTACGCGAGTCATCGTTGTCGGAAAGACCGACGAGGAAGGACATCAGGCAATCGAGGCAACCGTAGAAGGGAAAACCCAATTTGGTATCCGTCAGGCGATTGTGGAGCGACAGAACAGCAAGTCTCTGGAACAAGCGACCGAGGCGGCGAATCAGCTTCTGCGGGAACGCGGTGCGCTCAAGCGTAAAACGACCATCGTTGCGCCGGATTTGCCGTTTCTGCGCAAGGGCGACTGCATCCGCGTCCGCGCTGGTACAGTTCTTGGTTACTTTTTCGTGAAGAGTGTTCGGCACAACGCTGAAGACCAGAAAATGACGCTCGAAATCGACGAAGACAAAGAACTGAACGAGGCAACAGAGACGGACAATGGGCTAGGCGATACACAGACCGATTCCAATGAGGCAGACGAATCCACAGGAGGTGAGGCAGAGTGAGCAAACGAGGCAGCCCGGGTGCAAATAAGCTGACAGCGGCGCTTGCCGGCATGATCGACAAGAAAGGCGATAAACCGCTTGTGCTTGACTTCGGTATCATCTTGGGGGATTACAGCCTGAAAACGAACACCTTCCCGATTCCAATTCCGAAAAGCGATTATTCTGTCTGCCGCGCGATTACCTATGACCCCGGCGTTCCGCTTACACAGACCTACTGTGACGGTACACATGGGCACCCCGACGCAGGCTTTGCGGGCAGTCACGTTCATAACGTACGCCTCCCCGAGAAGATGTACTGGATTCGTCCCGGCGACAAAGTGCTTGTGGCGTGGGTGCAGGATGAGGCCTGTGTTGTTGATATCGTGTATCGTGGCGGCATCGTAGGCTGAAGGAGGGGGTCAAATGGGACAAAGTCTGTATCCGACATTCAATCTTCCTGCTGTTGTCGCAGATCGTGAGCGCACAAAGAAGAAAAGCTATAAACAGAGCTTCTTTTTCGACTATGCGGCAGGAGATTTCCTGCGCGATGGGGCAAACCGTCTTGTGCTCGCAGAGGGACGCGAGGCGTTCTGTCAGTGGTGCCTGAAACAGTGCGTCACGGAGCGCGATACGAAGCTGGCCTACTCTGACAAAATCGGTGTTGAGATCGTCAAAGCGGTGCAGGAGGAAAGCGATATTCGTGCAATCGAGTCCGCGATCCAGCGCACCATTACAGAGGCGCTCATGGTAAACCCCGAGACGGAATACGTGAAGAACTTTCGCTTTTCATGGAATGGCACAGACAGTCTGCTGGTGTCTTTTGTCGTAAAGGGGCATGAGTGGGATGAAGATACACTTACGGTAACGTACTGAGGAAGGAGGAATCTATGTCAATCGTACCGTTTGAACCACCGGAATGGCTAAAAAACACAAGCGCTCGCGGCATCCAAGAACGCATGATGCGAAACCTCCCCCTTGACATTGACAAGACCGAGGGCGGATTTGCGTGGGATTTGACAATGCCTACCGCGCTTGAAAAAGCAGAGCTATTGCAAGTCTTTGTCCAGCGAACCTTACAGATGATGCACCCAATGTGGGCGGAGGGCTATTGGCTAGACTGTCACGCTGTCGACATCGGCATAGAGCGACGCAAGGCAAACAAGGCGTATGGGCATCTAACCGTAAAAGGAAAACCGGGACGGCTTATCACAAAAGGCTTTGTATTCTCCGTCCCGTCCGTAGATGGCGCTCCGGCTATTGACTTTGAAACACTTGAGGACTCTATCATCCCCGATTCAGGGGAGCTGACTGTCGCTATACAAGCACTTCTTGGCGGTCAGATCGGGAACGTCCCGAACGACACCGTTACGATTATGCGGTCTCCGATCAGCGGTATCTACAGCATAACCAACAAGGAAGCCATTACAGGAGGCGCAGAGCAAGAAAGCGATGCAAGCCTGCGTCAACGCATCGATGACATCAACGCTGGACGGGGGAAGAGCTACACGGGCAACAATGCAGACTACGTACGCTGGGCTTTAGAAGTCCCCGGCGTAGGGCTTGCTCATACAATACCGGGCTACAAAGGCGAGAACAGCGTGAAACTCGTCGTTGTTGACACGAACGGGATGCCGGCAAATCAGCAAATCCTCTCAGCAGTGTTTCGGCACATCTGGGGATCGGATGATCTAGCAGATCGCAAAAGTATGGCGCGTATCGCACCAATCGGCATGATTCATTTTGAAGTAGCCGCGCCACAGCCGGTCATTATCAACTACAAAGTGCGGCTGCGTCTTGTTCCGGGCACAGACATCGATACGGTAAAGAGTCGATATAAGGCGGCACTCATGAGTTACTATATGTCTGCTGTAAAATCCCCGGGTGATGCTAAATCGATACGATACAACAAAACGTACGCCATACTCGCGGATGAAGTGCCGGGTGTTGCGGATTTTGACGAATTCTACATGAATGGCGCAGAGAGTAACGTCTCGTTCCAATCAGAGGAATACCCTGTCACAGGAGAAATAGAGGTGGAGCTGTATGCCTAGTTCTTTTGACATAGAGCGTTTCCCAACATCCGATACCGCACAGAGAATGCTGAGCCGGGTGTCTCCCATCTATGAAAACTCCTACATCGTAAAATGGTTGTATGAGGTCATGGGTATCGAGTTCGACGAAGCACGAAAGATTATCCAAGAACTCGGCGATCAAATGTTTACGCAGACGGTTACATGGGGCATCGCCTATCAGGAGCATAAATACAGCATTGAGCCTGACGAATCCCTATCTCTGAAAGAGCGTAGAGCGCGCTTGTACCGTAAGAAAACGGCTGGCGCACCAGTAAGCCCCAGACGACTTGAGAAATACATCGCCGATCTGTGGGGTATTACCGTTGACCTCGACGAAACATATGCGCCGGGGCGATTCTTGATCTCCATCCTAAAAGACGATAAAGGCAATCTCCGTGAGATGCTCAAGGACTTACGAGAGCAAGCCCCATCACACCTCGTATGGGCGCTCCTCTATAAGCTTGACGAGCTAATTGAATACGAATACATGAACATGGGAGACGAGTTGCAGTTGACGACACGTCTCCCTTCATATGAGCGTTACCCGTGGCGGGGGCGCTTTTTTGACGGCTCATGGTGCTTCACAGCACCGTTGCACCTTGATGGCGGACGCATATTCGACGGTTCATGGCAATTCGACGGCACGCCGCCGGGCGATGAGGATGCGATCACACAGGGCAGGATCTTCGACGGTTCGTGGCAGTTCGACGGTCAGCAGGATTTTAACCTCAATTCGGCATCAAGAAAAATCCTGTTTAATTCGCTTGAGGTGGATGCGCTGCACCTTGCGCAGAAGTTGTCCGTCGTAGACAGACACAGCGTAACATTCCAGTTCGACGGGCGGCGATTCGACGGGTCGTGGATATTCGGTCCGAATGAGCACGCACAGGACACGGTACTCGAAACGATGGCGGCGCTCACACTTGCCGACACGGAGCGGGCGA